CGACTATACAGCAGTTGGTAACGTTGTAAGTACCGTCATTGTTGGTACATACAAGAAGTTCACCAGATTAAAATCTGTACCAGCTCCTGTATAGAATTTGAAGAGAAAAGTTGAGTTGGAAGTCGTGGGAATGTCCAATTCGAAGCGTAAACCATCAGATAATATGTTTTCATTATATGAAAGAGTTGTACCAGCAGTTAAACTGTTAGGTGCGAATTTCTTTGCAGAATAATAAGGCATACTAATATTAGTTGTTTTATCAACTTTATTGTTGGCCGCTCCGCCACCACTAGTAGCTAATTTTCCAGTATAAGAAAATTTTGCAATGTTTCCAGCACCTGAGGTGGAGGAAGCAGCAGAGCTACCAATGGTGGTGTGTACATCACTACGAAAAGCTGCGATAGGCATACTGTTAGTAGCATAATTATTCAGCAACACTGTATAGTTAACAGCTCCCCTATTTCCTAGGAAACAAGGAGAAATGGTATTCAAAGGTGTTGGCTGAATCCAATTAAAAGAAGCATTACCTGAAGGTATCAGTTTTTGCACAGTGGATAAACCATTTTGAACAAAACCAAACCTGGGGGGAATACGATATAATTGAATAGCCAGCGTATTTGAAGTTGTCGAAGTATTTATTGCTACCGGTATTTCCATTGTATATGAAATACGTCGCATCAAGGTTCTCAGAGAGAGTATCTGTTCTCCCATATAAGTCAAATATAACTCATTTAGGGGGGATGCTCTTTCGCCGAGAGTCAACTCAGTAGGAGGATCTGTATTAGATCCATCATAATCATCATCAAATTCAACTCCTGCTTGAAGTGCACCACCAAAAATTACTTGTCTATAATTGTTAGAACTTGGAGCAGAAAACTCAAGGTTTTCAGCACCTCTAACAAAAACAAGTACCTGTATGGTGGATTCATCAATAGGAGATGTCAATTTTGTTTGGCAACGAACACTGATAGTACCATTTGTGTACTCATCTGTGTGGTAGTTGGTACCAGAAGTACCATAGAAATGATCCGAATTGGTCAAAGCAGTTGCCAACTTTGTCTTTGACCAACTTATATATTGTTGGTAGGGTATCCTCATTTCTACATCAGTTGAGGGTGCGATATCTACAATCTCCGTATAACAGCTCATTTGTGTGGCAGCTGTTGTACTGGCGTTCCCACTCGGATCGAAGGTTATCCTCATTCTTCCCTTATGAAAGGCAGAGCAATTCACTTTAAATCTAAAAATGATATCACCTCGCCAATAAGTAAACAATGTGGCTAACCAACACATGGGAACCATGTTGATGGTGAACTGTGTGTCTCCAGATGAAGAATACATCTGGGGTCGTACAGCAGAATTCCAGAGGAGATCGTCTTCAGAGTTGGAAGAAGTCCAGTTGAATTGTGTTAGATAACTCTCCTTTTGAGCAAGGTGAGCAATACTCAATTCATCCAATGAACTTAAACCAACTAAACGCGGATCAATACTCAGTTCATTTTTATTATCCATTGTTAATTTTTCAATGGGGTAACCTGTGTCAACCACAGACATGAAGGGAGTACATCTTGTCTCAACAGCCTTATGATCTTCTATAACTGGAACATTAGTGTAACCAAACAATTTAGCTATACTAGCTATGGCATTTGCTCCAATCGACGTAGCAGTTGCATATGGTCCAATAAAAGGCACCTTACCTAAATAAGACGCCCAATTGGCTATAGCAGTTGCTGGTCGACTTACCGAGCCAGTACCATATTCATCACCACCCTGCATAGCAAGTGACGAAGTAGCTCCATAGAGTACAACGTCTTCAGCCCAAGCATAAATAGATAGAGATACATCTCCAGCAGCATCATTAGCACTTTGTAAAAGTGCTAAATTTCTGCCCTCCAATGTACCCATATCAGTAAATGATTGAGCATTTCTTACTGAAAGAAAATCTGTTGGCCACACAAATGGCAGGGTCATTTCTACAGATTGGTGTGTTTGTGGACATATCAAAACTTTACTCAATTGAGATAATGGAATGTGACTTGATGCATCTGTATTTAATACATAATCTATCACATAATTAGTACCCTCCATGGGCAACCATGAGTACATAAATGTGCCATAGTAAAATGGTGAGGCATTAAAAACGATCTTGATCTTCAGGTTACATCGTATAAAAGCCCAATTGTGTAATTTGTATTTGATATTTGCGTTATCAAAATATAGCCTAAAAGGCTGTATATTATGATAACTATCCAGATCATCAGAAGTGGACCACGTGTGATTGGCAATCTTAACAGGACGACTCAAAAATTGTCCCAGTGGAGATTTGCCTTCAACAACGTGTTCTACTAATGAACTTCCGGACATGGGAATGTCCACAACATCTGTGGGGGAAGCGTCTACAAAGGAGGTGACTTGTTGCTCAACAACATCTGTCATCACTCCTCCGGATGCTCCACCACCATTCCCATTAGGTGTTATTTGTGGAGTTGCGCTTCCGCGCAACGAGGGGTTTGTGGGTATGGACGACTTACCCATATTGTCTAGTCCGTTAAAGCTTAAAGCCATAATTGATTCAGTAGGACACTTATACGTCATCATTGGTTGTCCCCAGCCAATGTAACGGTTTGTGCTTAGATGATTTATTAGATCATCTTATACTACAATAGCCAATTTGAATTAAGCACATCTTCAAACGGATCACATTATAGCAAGCCATTGCTTCGATAATATCGCGATGTAGCTAGACCGCCCCGACCACTCTCCACATGTATAGACGTCACTCTACACATGGTGCTAGATAAATCTAGCAATCTAGAGGCATGACCGAATAGCCATCCTCCGTCTCTTCCATCCAAGCTACATCGTAGGTGTGGGGTCCACCTCTAATCAGTACCTTGAATGCGCACCAGTAGCAAAGAAATTTGTTGTGATATGGGCCTTCCCTATGACAAGTAGCACTAGGACCACCACATTCGTCACAACATATTTCCTCCTCTGTTTCACAGTATATGCAACCATAAAAGAATGTATCATCGATAACAATAACTCTAGATCTACATCTCCAACAACGTGGACACTTGATCGTGAAATTATTGGGTCTATGTCGATAATAACAACCTTCTTGGTGGCAGACTTGACAAAGTTGACTTCTATATTCATCGGATCTCATATAAGTTATATCAAATGGTTTTACAGTAGTTGGTTTATACCAACCACCTTGTAATTGAACCATATCATCTACAATTATGTAATTTTCACCGAATGTTTCTAGAAAACGCTGTGCCAGTTCTTCATACTCCAAAAACTCTCTTTCCTGGAAATCCTGCATATCATGTTTAACAATCAATGCTTCTAACCAAGTTTTAGACTTATCGTATTTGTCTTTTCCATAAAAGAACAATTCCATGAGTGCCGACTCAATCTTTTGGATCATCTGTGCTTCCGCACAAATAGCCCCCGATGGAATGGTATATAGTAAAGAACGATAAATAGAATCAAGTTCTAAAGGTGCTGTGATGTGTTGTAACTCTCTATCAAAAACAAAGCTACGCTTTAAAAAGGTAGCATCTTTTATATTGATGAAAGGTACGGATTTAGCAGTTTTGTCGGCCATTGTGTAAACAATGCCTTGTTGCGCTAAAAATTCAGCCACCTTAGTGTGATCGAATATACATTCCGGAGAAACTCCGAATATATTATCATCACCGTAGGTAGCTAAAGCAACATGTTTTTTGAAGCTTCTTTTCAAAGGATTATAGTGTATGAAGCACATTCTTAAATAAAGACAATTGACTAAACAATTTATTATGACAGTTAATGGATGACCACTAGGGTTAAAACCATTAGCCATAAATAAATCTCCGTCAGCCGCAATTATCGGAAATGCAACATCATACGCTAAAGCTTTCATAATCCTTATATCGTCGTCTGTATAGTTAAATAATCTAGCTATATCGATTAAAATATCAAATGCGGACAGTATTACTGCCGCACACATATTTTTATCAAAAGCCTGATAATCTCCAGCACAGATTCGATCTTCTCCAAATTGAACAATATAATTGTACAATTCTTCCCAGTCAGGACCCATTGGATTGGTCCCTGGGTAACTCTCAAAAATTTCGCAATTTTCTTGTATTATTGCCACTAATGGTAAATAATATTTTCTGAATACTAACGTGAATGCAAACGGACTACCCGTGAACATTCTTGTTTTGAATTCATTGCGTTTTTTGAGAGTCACCACCTCATCTTTGAGACTACCCATATATACGATCATAGCTCTGCTATCTTTATTGTATATATCTATAATAGCCTCAACGTCTTTGAGGATCTTCTCATCAACCACCATAGTATCATCGTCGAGCACCTCCATAAAATTAAGTTTGCACTTATTTAATGGAAATCCTGCAGAAGTATGCTTATTAATAGATCTTATAAACTTATTACCAATCTTACCATTTATACTTTCATGTATTGAAAGTGGGCAAGTTTCTGAATAAATGTTTACATCTAAATTATTAGTTACTTCATTATAATACAGACATTTGGCTTTATCTAATAAAACCAGGTCTAAATTATTTTCTTTTGAAACTATGGGAGTTATTTGATTGATCCACACTTGTCTCCCTATCATAAGCGGAGCAGAATATTTATCCTCGATACCAAATTCTTTGATATCTTCATGGATAATTGTTTTTTCTACTTTGCTTTTGCTAGGGAACCGCTTTGGAGTCGATCCAAACACATAAGCA